ACTGATTCGATTATACCGCCTCCGGGTGCGTTCCATTCCTCACCCGTGATAACTGATACCCGGTTATATCGCAATTCCGGTACTTCAAGGAAATCACGTAGGCGCAACGATTTCGCATCTATATCTCCGGATGGGGTTATCAGCCAGCCAAGTAACTTTTCAGCATAATCAACAGAAGATATATTTCCGGAGAAAGCGGCATTATTGGCTGTAAGCTTATCAAGTACCTTTACGATATTGCTGCTCAATTCTGTTGCAGTTATCGTGTCCGTTACAATACCTTTGGTAACATTAATGCCGTTCAGAAATGAAATAAGCCCTAGGGCTGTGTCATCTTTCGTCTTACTTATAGCATAAGCTATAATCTCCTGAAGCGCTCTCTTTGCGGAGAATACGTTTCTGTCAGACGGGATTGTCTTGTCATTAACCCCAATAACATACACACTCGTTCCACCGCCTCCAACGGCAGAGCCGGAATAGGTTTGTCCCTTGTAAGTAAGGGAATCAAGCTTGCTCTCTATCTCACCGATACGGGAATATGAAGCCGTCTCTCCAACTGTATAAATCGGGTGATCGTAAGGAATATCCAGCGGCCACTCGAAACCGATTATTCTTGATTGTCTGCCTTCCGGGAAAAATGCCTTATTTATCAGATTGATCTTAGCCCCGACTTCGTATGTACGGATATTACCCTTATTGTAGATGAAATCAGCATCCATCTCACAATCGTAGGTGGACGGGTCAATCATGGATTTCTTTACGTATTCCTTTGCCTTTTTGAGTAGATTCTGCTCTGCGTCCGGCAACATCTGTTCGGAGATGTATGCGGTATCAAAGCCGTAAAGGATATATGTGTCTGCGGGGACTTCTTCACCGTCCTCCATGTGTGCGGTTTGCGGATAAAGAACATCATCCGGAAGAAAGCGACCGTAATCCTCATTGCGGACAATTTCGAAGGTTGTTCCGGTGTTATCGCTTTCTACAATATTGATAGCAAAGTCCATCCCGGCAAGCTTGCCAGTTTGGAATATCATGTGAAGTTCCTCACCATCCAGCCTAAAATCTTCTGTAAAGTTCTTCAGTCCCGTATCTTTGAAATTATAGATCCGATATTCCTTATCGTTATCGTCTACCTTGTCATCGTGGATGACACTGGATATTGTGCCCTTGTATTGGGGATATTCATCCTCAAATATAACGATCTCTTCGATTGCCTCCTCTTCCGGCATTTCCACGTTACCCGGATCATTATAGCGTTCATCTCCGATGTTGATACGTTCACCAGTCGGGTTGTATTTATAAGCATCTACATAAGAAATGCCCTCCGGGAGCATAAGACGTTTCTGAACAACTCCGTTAAGGGTCATTTTCTTGTCATCCTTACTGAAGTAGTTATCGGGGACTTTACCGCTTATGATGTTGTTAATGGTGTACCGATTACCTAAAGAGGCGGTTACACCTTCCGGTAACTGGATAATGTTTGCTGCGTCACCGGTTAAAAGGTCGGGATTGTAAACAGCAGCAAAAGTCTGTCCGGCATTTGCACCGGAAAGGAATGTTACGGAAGTCGTTGCAGAAGAACCGCCATACACGTTAATATCGTATGTTACATACGCCTGAAAAGTCGATAACAGCTCGGAAGAAGCTGGAGCTGGTACATGAACGTATACCCTTACTTTTAAATCAGAACTGTTTTTGCCGATAACCAACGTGTCGGGAACCTGTATTTTAGACACAATCTCATATTGTTGATTTTGGGCTAATGAAACGGTCTGATTACCAATAATCACCTCTTTTGATTCCCCGGAAACATTATAGATATATGACGCCTTCAATATATAATCTCCTGCCGGTAGAAAAGCACGGTTCCCTATTTGCGGAACGGCTGTTGATATATTGATTGAAATTCCTCCCGAAACAACTTTATAAGAACCACCCTTGGCTGATGAAGCTAAAGTCTTATCAAGCGTCCATTCTGTATAAGAGGGAGTAAAAGAACCGCTGCCTTCGTTGCTACTAGCGGTATAGTCTTCCTTATACGTAACTCGTGACGGAAAGTAGTTTATTTTGAGCGGTCTTGACGTATCGGATATATTACGTCCATTAACCTCTTTTACGTCGAATATCAAATCTTTCCGGTAGCTGGAAGGAATGTTGCGGGTGGAGCCGAAAGCGTAGATACGGGTCGCATAAGTGGTCTGGCTGTCGCTGCGTGTCATGCTGTTGACATTCACATTTTCTGTGTCTGTCAAATCACCGGCTTTAAAATCAACAGGAGAACTATATTCACAACGCCCGAAGCAAATCTTATGATTCTCTATCCACCATTCACACTCCCAAGTCTCCGCCATCTGTGTGAGAGCGTCGATCAGATTTACGTTATCGTAGGAAACGAGCTTGGAAGTGTTTTCTACTGTGCTGTCAATGTCCCAAGTAAAATCCAGATCCCTGAATTTATATCCAAGAGCTTTCAGGTTATCCAGAAAAACATTTAAATGCTTGTCAAGGGTAGCGGTAAGATTCCATGCGGCTTCGCGTCCGGTGGTTTCCGGTGTATAGAAGAACTTCTTGTTCTTCCATTTCCAGTAATAAGCATCAAGGCGGAGTTCGTAGTCGTATGCACCTGTAGTTGTATTGTAGGTAGGCTTATACAAGTCTACTAACTCGAATATTCCCAACTCATTGTCTACATAGTCGCCTAGTTTGAAATAAACTGGATTAGAAAGGCTAAATAGCAAAGTGATATAATCTTCCTGCATCAAAAGGAAATGTCTTTTCGAACCCTCATTGATAGGAGTCGAAAAGCGAATGTTGCCGGATATGTCTTTGATGTCTATCATAAGTTTCGTATACCTTCATACGATGTTTATGCAAAGATAATAAAAGTGAAATAAACTATGCCACTTAAAACGTTAAATTGTACGATTTTCAGGCGATGGATTATATTCAACTAACTTTAGTGAAAACTTAGCTATGCCTCTCATAAACTGTGTGAACTGATTACATGAGAGATATACTGTACGGTACATAATATTAGGTTGGTACTTTGTCCTAATATTTAATATACCGGTAGCAAGTTCTTTACAAAAATTGTTGTACTTCTCGAAAAAATCATCTTCATCTTTAGCTGTGAGATGAATGGTCAAAGTAAGATTACGTTCGTCCATTTTAGGATTAGCGGTTATTATACGCTTTCCGTGTTCTAATCTTGACTTGTTCTCTATGAACTCCTTATTAGGTGCAGGGGTCATCAATGCTGATAGGGAAGACGTGTCCATACTAATCCCCCAGCTATCGTAGGAATCTTTGTTGTTTATAAAAAGCTCACCTTTAGGCATATTCTTATATTTTATAGTGTTCAATATCAACGAGTTGATAAACCTTTAGTGTTGACTTTAACCTCTGAAATATCAGCTCTTATATCATTCAAAAGTTTAGTATATTTAGTAATGTCCTCTAAATAACTGTTTGTTATAACGTGCTGATTGAGAATGTTGCTTAATGTTTCATTACCGGCAGATGAGATTCCTATAAGGGAATTAACCCCAACCACAACAGCTATCATTTGATTCTTTATTTCTTCTCCGGCAATTTGCAAAGCGGTGAAACGTCCGTTAAGTTCGTCGATTGAATCCTGCGACGCAGTGGCAAAGCCTTTCTTTGAGGCTTCTTGGGATGAAGAGGAAGAACCTGTATATCCTGTTATTTCAGCAATCTTATCTCTTTCATTTATCGCGTCTTGGACCATTGCATCGTATTCTTTTCTAGCATCTTCCAACTGTTGCTTAGTAAGTTTTCCTCCATTTTCCTTCATCAGTTTTGCAATGCCATTATACCATTCTCTCAATTCATCATCAAACAACTCTCCCATAGAGAAATTAAGTAGTGCACGTTGCATATATTCGGAGAAATCTTCAGAAAAGCTTTTAGCATCCTTATCCATATCCATTAATGATTCCAAGAAGTTATCTCTCAAACCATCAAAAGAAATTTGCATCAGAGACTCATTGATTTTCTCTGTTAACTCATCTAATTTTCCAGCTTGGTCGGCATACGCTTCAAGCTTTTCCATTACACGTTCTCCATATCCGCCTTTGCCGGAACTCTTAATTTGCTCATATATATCAGCATTACTAAGAAGCTCTCTCATTTGTTCGGGTGTTAGTCCCCATAACGAGTTAGTACCGGAGAAATTTTTATCCACATTTTCACGAACCCAACGTAGTTGTTCGTCATTCCATTTCATATAATATTGCCAGCTATGATGCGAATTGCTGTATCTAGCTTGCTCACGTGCTATTTTGAGAGTATTATCAATCTGTTCTTTTTGATATTTATATGCTTGTTCATATGCCGATATAGATTTGGAACCTGCGGACTTATCCATTACATCAGTTAATCGGTCAATCGATTTTTCTAATGTTCCGTTTCGGTCTGTTAATCTGTCGATCGCCTCTTGCACTTCTTTAGCATTGCTTCCGCTAATCTTGTTTATCAGAGAGTCAAATCCGCCAAAGGAAATAGCATTAAAAATATTGCTTACGCCATCCCGTATGGATTTGCCTAATGTGACAAATAAATCACCGGATAAAACATCGCTAAGAATTCCACTAACTGCATTGAATACTGAATCCAGCAAAGTTCCAACAAAATTACTAAGTCCATCCTTAAACACATCAATGATTGATATGATCCAACCGACAATCGGAACTTTATCAAGTTTATCAGCAAACTTTTCCATAGCTCCTCCGGCTCCTTTACCAATTTGCAACAATCCTTCGTAGGCATTTTTAATGCCTCCAGAAGATAACTTCTGTAATCCACTCGTTACATTTTCCATATTAGCCTTTAAAGCTGTTGCGGTGTTAGTTAGGCTTTGTTGCATTTCATTGGCAGCACTTGTTTGAGCTTGTACGTTCATAGATGCTGCATTTGCATTTTGTTGGGCTATCTCAAAAGCATTTTGAGCTGCTTTTTTCTCCTCTTCTGTTCCACTTTTTAACGCTTTGGTGTAATCATCTTGGGCTTTGGCTAACTTGTCATGAGCCATAGTCTCTTCCTCAATAGCAGCAAGACGATTTTGTTCAGCTAGTTGATATGCTTTTATGTCTTGACCTAACTTCTTGAAGTTTAAACCACCAGCTCCGCCTAAAGATTGCTCCATTTGGTTGATGGCATCGATTAATGCTTTTTGGCTGTCTTGGTCTGAACTTTTAAACTTATCTGTTTGGACGTATTTCTTTGCTTCTTCAAGTGCAGGTTTAATCATATCATTAAACATGCTCCCAAATTCACCAAATACAGTAACCCAATCTATATTGGCTTTTATAGCTTCGGTTTCCTTGTTTTGGATGGCAACGTCACGTTGCTTTTCTAATAACTTAACTTGCGCACTATTTGCTCCACTTTCTTCTTGTACTTTTTTTATCTTTTCAGCATATTCCTGTGCTATGGCAAATTTCTGTTGCTGGAATGTTCCATATTCTTTCAAATAATCATTTAAAGCCTGTTGTTCGGCTTTAAGTTGTTCCTTGGTTACATCAGCAATTGCTTTGTCTCTCTTGTTTTCAGCGTTGGTATAACGAGCGGAAATTTCAATAGACTGCTCCGAAGTCAACTTTCCACCCTGTCTTTCACTCAAATCTTTTTCTTGTTTCTTGATGGCGTCAAGTTCTTTTTGATAGTCAAGGTCAATCTGTTTTAGCTTTTTCTCTGTGCCTTCCTTCATAAGATTGATTTCCGCTTGTTGATTTTGGCGACGAAGCGACAAAAGTTCTTCGGCTGTCTTTTGTTGTTCTTTTTTTTGCTTGTCAGCAGCGGATTCTCGCTTGGAAGAAGAGTCATAGACTTTTAATTCTTTTTCTGCCTCTTTTAGCTTCTTAGTGTTATCTTTATAGGATTTTATAACGGAAGCGTCAATTCCTTCAAACTTACCAGCATCCAACATTTTTTTTTGAGAAGATGCTATAGAATTTAAGGCATCTTCAGCTTCTTTCTTTTGATCTTCCCAATATTTCTTATTGAATATAACAGGTTTCTCGGCCTCTTTTTTAGCTTGCTCATCAGCTTTTTCAAAATCTTCTAAAGCTTTTGTATAAATCTCAAGTTCTTTTTTAGCGGCAGTTAAATCTTCTTTTAGTGCACCAGTATATCCCCCTCTGTTTGTAGTTCTGATTATACTATTTTCTAGGCCTTGTACTTTTTGTTGTGACATTACAACTTTGGTCTTTAAACCAATACGTTGTTGGCGCAACATTTCATCTGTTTCCAGTTTGATTAATTCGGCATTTGTTTTTCTTTTTGCTGTTTCCCAATCCATATTTTGAAATACTTCAGGCATTAAACGCTGTAATTGGCGATATGCGATGAAGCGTTCTTCTATAGATTTGGATTCATTACTTAGAATATTGGATAGTTCTCCTGCTTTATTTTTCAGATCGTCGTAGTGGCTTTTTTGAGCTTCAAGAGCATTATTTGTTTCACGGATGGCTTTTTCTGTCTCACTTTCTGCAGTGGCAAGTTTATAAATGCCGTATGCCAATCCAGCGATAGCAGCTGCTGCTAATACATAGGGATTTTTCAGCATTGATAAATTCAATGCATCTTGCGCTTTTTTTGTCAAGACTAACCATCCATAGTGAGCTGTTTCTTTAGCTGTTAAAGCTGTAATACCTGATGCTTGTAAAGCTTGCAAGGCATTAGTTACCATTAAAGCGGTGCGATATGCCCCGTAGGTCCCTACGATTTCTATTAATATTCGTCCTACTTTCTCATAGTTTTCAACAAGATAGGAAACCCCGGATAAAGCATCATTAATAATACCTTCATTAGCTTTCCCTATTTCATTAAACATGGTAGAAATTGCATCCTCTATATTGGAAATCTGACCAGTGATTGTCTTGGACTGTTCTTGCATAAGGTTGTAGAACATTCCTCCTTCATTTGTAAGGTTCTGGATAACTTTCTGGACTTCTGGAAATCCTACTTTTCCTGCTTCAACTAAACTTTTTACTTCTCCTTCTGCTACTCCGAACACTTTTGCCAATTCGCGAATCATAGGAATACCACGCCCTGTGAATTGATTCAGGTCTTGTGTATATAGACGACCTTGGGTCATAGTAGTACCATAAAGATAAACGATATCTCCGAGAGGCTGGGATAAACCGGCAGCAATGTTTCCTAAACGTATTAAATCGTCATTTACGTTTTCAACATTTTCTCCATAAGCAAGAAGTTGTTTAGCTCCATTTGCTACGCCTTGAAGGTCGAATGGGGTAGTAGCTGCTGTCTTTACAAGTTGCTGCATGAGGGCATTCGCCTTATCTTCACTGCCAAGCATTGTTTTAAATGCGACTTCCAATTGTTGGAACTCTCCGCGAACCTTCGCAATATTTGAAATTAATTCTTTTGCCGTAAATCCTGCTCCAAAAGCTGCTGCAGCTCTTGTCATACGGTTAAACAAATCTTCAATGCCTAACCCGCTTTGTTCTATTTGTTTGGAAGCGTTTTTTACTCCGTTTTCACACTCGTGTAGTTTCCGTATAAAGTTGGAGTTGTCACCGGTAATATCGAAGTGTAATCCAGCCATAAGTCTTTTCGATAGAAATAGTTCCGTGCAACATCACACGGCATTGCAAATATACAAAATATGCTTCTTTGTGTGCTATATTTGTTATTAAAACATCCTTAAAAGTTTATTTTTTTATCTTTAATTTTGTTTGCATTGATGTATTAAATATATTTGCACATATACAACAATATAAATAGAGTAATGGATTTTAAAGACAAAATCATGCAGCTATCTGACAATATAAAGAAACAGAAAGATAGGATAGCTACAGAGGAAGCGACAAAAAATGCTTTCATTATGCCGATGATAGCTGCTTTAGACTACGATGTTTTTAACCCTTTTGAGGTTGTGCCTGAAATGGATTGCGACTTAGTAAAGAAGAAAGGGGAGAAGATAGATTATGCTATAATGAAGGATGAAAATCCGATTCTTCTTATTGAGTGCAAACATTGTAAACAAGATTTAAACTTGCATGATACTCAATTACAAAAGTATTTTGTCGCTTCTAACGCACGTTTTGGAGTGCTTACTAATGGTATAGAATATCGTTTTTATACTGATCTGGAAAAGGTAAACATTATGGATGAGAAACCTTTTCTTGTTGTGAATATGCTGGAGCTTTCGGACGCAGATATAGAACAGTTGAAGAAGTTTCACAAATCTTATTACAATGAAAACGATATTTTAAGTACTGCGAACAAACTTAAATACACGACAGAAATAAAGACAATCTTGAATAGTGAATTTGTTTCACCGTCATCAGATTTTGTGAAATTCTTTGCTAAACAGGTATACACAACAGGGCAAATAACCCAGAAAGTTGTTGAGATGTTCACGCCACTTGTGAAGAAATCAATGTCTAGTGTTGTCAATGACATAATATCTGACAGGCTTAATACAGCTATGAAGAACGATGAACAGGCTGATGATGAAGTTTTCGAAGAGGAAAGTTTGCCAGATTCCCCCCGACAAGATATAGGCGATAAACTCCCAGAAGGAGTTGTGCACATGGACAAGGACTCCGGTATTATAACTACACAGGAAGAATTGGACGCCTACAATATTGTGAGGAGTATCTTAAGAAAAAGTATAGATGCCGCACGTATAACTTATAAAGACTATAAAACATATTTCGTTGTTAATCTCGATAGCAGCGAATGGTTCTGGATATGCCGCATTTCCATTGGTGCAAGAAAGAAACGAATTGGGATACCAGTAGACAGGTACAAAAGCTGCGACTGGATTCAAATTGATAGCATAGATGACATATTCAAATATGCGGATAGACTTGAAGAATCACTTAAAATGGCAATAGAAAAGTTGTGAAAATTAAAACTCAATAATTATGAAGAAGAAAATTTTATTCTTACTAGCAGTGTTTGTGTATTCAATAATGGGGTTTGCTCAAGAAAAGAAAGAAGTCATCATTAAAGCTGGTACTGTTGTTCCTTTGGAAGCCATAAGTAATGTTAGAGCCTCTCAAGTACATGAAGGACAGAATATCGATTTTAAAGTTTCTAGGGATGTTATTGTAGATAAAATAGTAGCTATTCCAGCTGGCACTATAGCTAAGGGGATAGTGTATGAAGCAAAAAGATCGGCATGGTTTGGAACCAAAGGAAGATTAGGTATTAAACTACGTTATTTAACTCTTCCATCTGGAGATAATGTCAACTTTTCATCCTCTGAAGTATATATAACAGGGAAAAACAGAACTCCATTATCTGTTGTTATATTTTGTTGTACTTGCATTCCTCTTCCTTGTGGATCTAAAGCTGAAATGAAAATAGGTTATGAGTTTGATGCATCAGTAGCTAACAATACTACAATAACTTTAGAGTAATTATTTTAAAATTGTTCAGTTTTACCAATAAATCACGAGGATTTTTATATAACCCTCGTGATTTTTTTGCCTTCTATTTTTGCTTTTTGTTCTATTGGTCGTATTTAGTCCCATCTCATAGCTTTTATCTTTTCCATGTTTTTCGGGTCGTCTGCATTGACAAATGTCCTGTCATTGGAAATACGGGCTTCTTTCTTTTCTTCGTCAGTAAGATATACGGAAGTAATAGCATCTGCCATCAGCATTTGAAGAAATGAAAAACTAATTTCCCATACAATCTGCTGTGGAGTCATGTTGAGTTTTTCACATGCTGGTAATATTAAAGAACCAAATACGCTTTTACCGCCAAAAGTGATGGAATTGCCTTTCTTGTTTTTTATCATTGAAACTTTAGCTAGTTCTTTACGTTCCCGGTCAATCCCGAAATATTTGATAAACTCATCTGTATTATCTTTAGTAAGAACCATAACAAGAAGTTGAGCCATTTCTTCATTTGAAAGATTTTTCCTCAAAAACTGGCATCTGCTATTTACAATTCTGTTATTAAATAGTTCTTCTTTCTTGTTGAGTGTATGGTAAGATAATAGCTGGCAAACAATCTCTTTTTTTTCTTGGCATAATCTTAATGCTTCCATATATGGGTTTGCTTTAATAATATCAGCCTTCATATCAAGGCTTTCAATGAGCCTTGAAAGTAGATATGTTTTGCCCAAAGTTATTGGATATAGATAAAAATGTCGCTTATTGACCCGAAAGCCGTATGGTCTTTCCATTATGGTATCAGCGATATTCATTTCTATTATTTTTCTATTTTCGACCATATACTATTACTTTTAGAAAATAAAATGGCTATCTTCACAGACTGCCAATTTCAGACATGAAAACAAATCAACTCATGATTTTTAGAGCGGATTGATGGGCCTGCACCATCCCCTTCACTCTGGTAGAGCGACGCACGCCTGTGTGTGCTTAATCCGCAGGTGTGCATCCACCTAATAGATGCACGAGCCTCTATAAAAAATATACCTATTGTAACTTATCCGCCTATTCCTGGATTAGGAGCAACTTCAAACTTGTCTCCATCGCCATCTTCGTCATCCGGGTCACATTCAATTTTTGTAATAGGAGATCCTGTTGTAGGAGTAACAATAATTTTACCCCATTGGACTTGATTCTTATTAGCAGCAGATTTTAAGGCATCAAACGTATATGCCCAAACACCACCATCTGCACTAGTAAACGTATCTTCAACTGATACCGTTGTCTTTTCCATGCAAAATCCGGGAACTTCAGGATCTTCCGGTTGTAGTGCAACAGCATAATTGTGAGCAACTACGCCATCACTGTCGCTGATAGGTCTTTTGCGCCCTTTTGCCGCACGTATGTTGACTACTAGGGCATAGGTGTTTTTACCATACTTGACGTCTTCATTTTCTCCACCTTCAATTTTGGCTTCTTGCTTGTCGCCTTTTGTTGTTGTCAACTGTGTTTACTGCCATGCAGAGCTTTATCTTATATATAAAACGCTGAAAAACAATAAATAAACATATATAATTGATGCGGTTTTTGACTGCAAAAATATAGTTTTTATATATGTTTTCTATAAAATACTTATGTTTTCTCTACTTTTTTGCGACTTTAAAAGTGGTATTTACTACGTCACTATTCTATACATTCGCTTAGTTCATTATCCAGCACGTTATCAATCAACCAAGAGGGGTATTTGTTGCCGTGGGTGTCCTGTTGGTAGTAGATATTATCATTGTTACATGCGGTTGCACACACATAAGCCAATATAGAACGCTGGTTAGGTGATAACCGTATATCCTTATGAAAGCAATAAGAGATTATAGTAACGAGATCGAAATCACTATTGACGTCTTTTGCCTTCCGGGTCTTTCCTGTAAACTCTACAGCCTTCAGACGTTTGTCTATCGCTTTCAACGCCTTTCCCTGCTCCTCTATGAGTGTGAGCAACTGTTCTTCTATCGGAGTGGGAGAGGGAAGGGGGTTAGTTGAATTTACACCCTTTGCGCGGGCTTCTTCTTCCAGTTCAGCCCAACGAAGAACCAGCTTTGCGCGGGCTTCGTCGTTGAACTTGGTAGCTATATACATACATTCGTAGTGGTCGAGAATGTACATAGGTAATCTACGCCCCGTCTTGTCTTTGTATTCACTAAGCGCAAATTTGCGCCCAGTGATTTTTAACCATGCCGATTCCATTGTGCGAATAGATCGCATTACGTCTCTGTGTCTCTTTCCCGTCCTTTCTGCAATTTCTACGGATGACATAGTTAACTTGGTGCCCTCATTAGTAGTGAGACCATACCGTTTAGTGGGGTCGGTTGAAACTACCCCATTTTGTTTTGTACTTCTTTTCATAACTGACTATTTTTATAGAATAAACTTTCACCTGGCTTTCTGAAAATCCGGTAGCCCAGGTATAAACAACCGAATAACAATGTTACATCAATCATCTTTATTTCTTTTAGTATTGTAAAAGTGTTGATAATCAAATGTATAAATAAAGTTTTGCTACGTTCTTGCTACTTAACCCGGTAGCCGTATTGCTACCGGGGCGTCATGTTCTATTGGCGTCAACTTTATAGTGCCGGACCGTAGCCCCCTAACACAACTTCTATGTATTCTCATTGCTCCTATGTGCGCTTTCATCATCTTCTGACAATTCCTCTATCAATGTCTGAAAATCATGTATCACCGTCAACGGGTAAAAATCCGCCTCGCTGTATTCATCATTAGCCAAAACCTGTTCAACTGCTTTTGCATAAGCATCACAAAGGAAAACCTTCCTTTCCTCTACCCCTTCTTCCCGTAGCTGCTTGATAAACCGGGCGGCTTTGTCTGTCACTTTGATAGTCTTCATTGATCCGCTTTGTTAAGTTCCGCATGAGCTTGTAATGCAATATCGTAGCCGATAATCTCGGATAAATCCGACATCATATTTAAAGTGTTGTTCTGCATTTCTCCGATCTGCTTTGCCGGGTAATCCTGCCAGCCCTGATAATCCAAACCCTCAAAATGCTTTTTTGCATAGCTGTTAAGTAAGCCGTTCAACTCTGTTGCAGCTCGCAACAAGTCCGCCAACTCTTCGTTAATGGTTAAAGGAAATTGTTTCATGATTAATATCTTTATGACGGGGTGCGTCAAACGCACACCCTCGGGTTAATATTCTTGTAAAGATAGGATACCTATTTTCACGAACCAGTATCCCCAAAGTAGACAAAATGTAACACAAGTTATACACAGTTTATACCGTCTTAAAATTCATCATGCAAGGGTAATCCTTGCTTATGTCAAACATAGCGTTATAGTTATGTTTCCGACCTTGTGCAGTAAGATAAAGCTTGTTGTAACGCTTCGGTTCTATACAAACTTCTTTACTACTTACTTCTTCATAACTGGAACAGTGTTTCAAAAAGATGTGCTCCACCTGTTCCAGAATCTTAGAAATGTTCTTTTTTGCCATAATCGTATATTTATTAGTGTTGATAAATTGCTTTATGCGTTCCACTCATTCAGGCTAACTGTGTCATATAAAAAATCTGCATGGCGTAAAATCGCACGTTCTTTTTTTGCGATCATGACTGTTTTACGCATAATACCTTTGATGTACTCTATTATGCTACGTGTGACTTTACCACTATACAGTGATATATAGAAGTTTGATAGTACATCATCTACCAGTCTTATAACTTTTTCACGACCTTGATATAAACATTTAATACCATATAACTCAAGCTCTTCACGCTTCTGGTCTACGTATTGTTTCAGTGGCTTAAGGTTATTTGTTCTATAAAAGTCAGACAACAGGTCTATTTCAGTACGTAGGGAATCTATGACTTTCAAAGGATCATCTACGTTTTTTACTTCTACCTCTGACTTCTTATCACTAATTACTGCTTTACCGTCCTTCAAGCCACACCAAGAACCAGATATTTCTTCAAGGCTGCATCCGGTTTGTACCATATAGATAATGCGTGCCTTTGTGATGTTCTTTATTTTGCCGTTCACGCTCAAATGATAGCTTTGATTAGGTACTCTTTTATTTTGCCGTAAAACCTTCGGGCTAGTCTTCATGTAACTTAATACTTCACCATCTAGGGTTGCATAATAACCTGAAAGTCCATTTAGAGCATAAAAGATTTTGTTGTTGAGTTCTATAGTATTCATGTCTTCGTTATATGTTATTTTTAGGTGTTTATTATGATTTTCTGTTTGCAAATGTATGGGAAAAAATATACAAAACAATATATAAATATAATAATATCCCATACTTTAACAATAATTAGTATGATATATCCCATACACGAAGTAAATAAACACTATTTTTGAAATGAAAAATAAAAAGTTATGGAGCATAGAATTAAAGAACTTATTAAAGAAAAGGGATATACGCAGGCGCAATTTGCGGAAAAATTAGGTATAACACGTGTTTCTCTGATTCAATCATTAGAATTGCCTTCAGGATCAACTCTTGAACGTATTGCCGCCGCTTTGGACGTTCCCATGTGGCAACTATTCGCATCACCTGAAGAAGCCAAAGGCGAAGAGCTAACCGCCCTAATTCAGCACAAAAGTGACTACTATAAAGCCACATCTGTAGATGAATTGAAAAAAATCATATCCCAGATAGAAGAAAAATAGAGAAATGTTTGCTTTTTTGTGTGGTTGTCTGTTAATTTGTTGCGTAATTTTAAACATATAAAGACATGAAAAAAGCACTATTTTTACTGGCAATGTTGCCGTTAATACTATTTTCTGCGTGTAGTGATGATAACGAGAATGTTACAGGCTTAAACGGTACTATTTGGGAGTATAACGATAGTAGTAATGCTAAAACAACTCTTTCATTTTGGGAAACTTCATTTGAGATGAAAGCATCTTTAGATATTGACGGAGACGGAGTTTTTGAAATGTCTACTACGGCTAAAGGTACGTATGAAATAAATGAAAATGATCTTTATTTTTATAGCAATGATATAGATATTAAATCTGCTCGGATTGATGGCGATCTCATATACATACAATTAGATGAAAGTACAGATAATATCATTTTTCATAAGAAATAAAAGAGCTTTTAAATAAGTAGCTCATTCTTCCATAGTGTCGGGGTGTCGCCAAAATTGGTGATACCCTTTTTTATGTTAGCGCAAAAATGCGCTCACATTGATAATCAAGCAACAAGGTGAAACGCCGGAACGGTTAACGAGCGTAAATTTGCGCCCGTTGATTTTCACTCATACGGGAAATTACCCCTATGTAACGTTTGTTATCTGCCCTAAGAAATGTTTAGTTCAGGTTTAGGGCGTGATAATCAGGCGATAAGGTGAAACACGATAAAGCCCGTATTTAAAACGTAACTACCTGATACAAATAATGTTTGGGTCAGTTTTCCCCAAAAATGGGGGAAAACTAAGGTGGGGTTAATTAAATTAAGGGGATCGGGTTTTCGCCAATTTTGGCGAATACGTCTTGCTTCATAATTTTGTGGAGCAAGTTTTTCGCAAAAATATGAAAAACCAAAACATGATCTTATCACCTTATCCGGTAGTCCAAAAAGTCAAATAATTAATTTCTCTTGATTTCGTTTGATTTATTACTGCAAATGACTATCTTTGTATTTGCAATACATATATAACAGTGCAAAATGGGTAACTGGAGCGAAAGACAAGAAGAAAAGAGAGAAGGAAAGGAGAAAGAGAAGATAAGCCGGGAAACGCTCGGAAAGTATTTTTATGACTTATCAAAACTTTCTTTTACTGCTTTATTTTTAGGTGGTGGAGTATCTTTAGTATTGGATTTTCAGAACATTAATTACTGGATACTTGTTTCTTTTGGTGCTTTTACTTCTTTTATATTTGCATATATTGGCTATAAAATACTTAAAAAATAAATAGTTATGAACGGATTAACGATAATATTCATGTTTACTAGCGTCGTGGGGGCTGGGATAGCAATTTGGCTTAACACCAAATCCGGTAAAAAATGGCTCAATAGCCTTTGATATAATACACTGATTCACTATATTTGTGAATACGGGTCTTTTACTAAAGGGGTAATGTGAATAATAGTAGCATTGCCCCTTTTTTGTTGCTCAAATCAGACCTACGCATGTGTAAGTGCGTAGGTTATTTTTATATCTTCATGGCACAAAAAAAAGAGCGACCGTTTCACAACGCCCGCCCCTACAGGATTTTTAAGAACATTATTATGAATAAATCAACATGAACCCTTAAAATGCACTAACGTTTATTGAACCCTTGTTTTCTTCCGCTACGGCTTCCTCTTCCTGAATCTGTTTTAGTGTAGCTTCCGGGTCGTTGGAATAACCGAGCGCTTTAATACTTTCTAGCTGGCTTAATATTGGTTTACCGCCGTTTGCGGTAGTAAGCTTTTCTATTTCGTTCTTCTCGTCGTTCTGGATAAACGGCGTTATGATGTTTTCAACATCTACATTATCTATCTCTTCCTTCCACTGTATATTCATCAGGGAAAGGAACGCTTTCACAATACTACTTTCACGGTCCAGAAACTCCAACCAGTTCCCCGCCTCGTCTCCGACTTTGAGATGCGCATCGGTTAGAAGTGTCTGGCGTGCATCATAGCCGATATTTCCCAAATCCTTCATCTTATCAAAGGAAATATCCGGCATCTGTGATTGCGACCAGAAGGAGTTGGTAAGCGTTTCTACATGATACTTCAGGGCTTCGATAGATTGTGCCCATGAAACATAAGAAACGTCTCCGCCGTTTTCAACACGGAACACCCTACGGCTTTCTCCTTTATCTTCTCCGCCTTTCATTCCTCCCGCAACTTTGAGGATCGGAGCACTATTATATGCGATCACGTCACTATTGCGTGAAAGGGTGTATTCTATCTCTTTTCTGATATATGACAAATCGGCGTAGATCGCGGAATCCCTGTAGGCATAGATAGCCGGTATCTTCATAAGTGCGATAGGTTCGTTGGTGACTTCTTCCCAGAACAAGCCGTTTTCCTGTTTCCACTTGTAATGCTTTTTGTCGGTGTATGTCTCGAAATAGGTTATTTCTTTATCCAGTATCTTTTTATTGTATTCCAGTGACATAGCGAGCATGTCGCCCCGTTCGTCAAAGAGAGGGTACAGGCTGACACCGTCCATTGGTGAGTAGGTCTTGCACTTTAGTTTAAATCTGCTTCTGAATCCGTACAGGCTGTTAGGTTTTTCTACGGCATACCATACCGTACAGATTTCACACGCGGCATAATAAGCGTTTCCACGCCTGATATTTTCCGCATCAATGCGGGCATACTTGTATATTGATTCAATCGCTTTTGCTATTTGCTGGCGGGTTTCATTATCTTCTATGTTATGATATACACGTTTGACCGGGATAGCGAAAGTAAATTCAGTCATTCGCCTTGTGAGAAGTTTCTCCAGTCCGAGATAGATACGGGAAGCTTTTTCTACTGAATAGTCGGATTTCATCTTGTCCTTCCGGGTGACAGTGTCCGTTACTATCTCGTGTTCTTTGGGTTCGTAATCCTTAACAAGCTTATCCCATGAAGGAACACAGACGGATTTTGTTTTCAGTGATTCAATGATGACATTAACCGGTCCTACGGCTAAAAGTTGTTCTATTTCGTTCATAATCCGGGTGCGCTGCATCTTCACAACGCTTTGTTATTGTTAGTTACATAAGTTTTAAAGTCTCGTCAAAGTCAGAATATCGCGCATTTAAATCATCGTCCACAAGGACAAAGGCGGGAAAGCCGGTACAAGCCCCTTTGCTTCTCTTTTTGTACACATAAAAAGTATGATAACCGTTCCACTTCTTTTCAAAACGGCATCCGTCGTACTTGTCCTTGCTTGCGAAGTCAAGAGCTACTTTACGATATTTTGAAATGTCTTTTTCCATACGGCAAATATACGATTATTTTTGTAAATTGGTTACAATTCCGTTTATAATATCCGTGTTAACGAGAAGGTTATCTACTCGTAAAACGCCAATGCCATGAGAAACACGGATAAAGCTATAATAGTCTTTGGTGAAGAAATTCTTCTTTCCGGATTGCGGATCGTACCAAACCGCCTTCCCGTCGGGCGTCCTTTCAAATGTGACTATATGTCCTTCGTTTTTCCCTTTCCATCCCCAATCTATGTGATAACGTCCCGGTTCTTTAGTGGCTTCGTACAGGTCGTGCAAAGTTTCTTTCATGGATTTTGCAACAATGCTTCCCCGACCGTTGACCGTACGTCCTATTATGGTCTTCTTCGGCATTTCTCCGGTTTTCGGATCAATCCACGCCCAATTAGTTTTTCTTGAAAGCTGGTCGGGAAGATCACCGTTTTCCATGTTCGGTTGTGCGGTTACGTCCAGTCCTCTACGTCTTAACTCATTGGCGACAACACAGGATTGACAGTTTATCTGATATTTTTTTCCTTCATGGTAATTAATATTTCCCCTTAGTTCATTCGCTTCTTCAAATGTCATAGGAGTACCGGATTTTACACCCAACTTCTTTTCTATTTTTATTGCGTTTTCCGACCATTTCGCTTTGCCCTTGATGTCTGTTCCCTTTGGGGTGTAATATTCGCCTACAGGGGCACCGGAAAGGATATTATTTACTATTTCCTGATTGTCCTTGATGAAGTACGGAGAAGTCCCTTTTCTTTTGGCCGCTTCGATACGGAGTGCATTTGTACCTACCCATTGTTTGAAGGCGTCCGGCACGTCTTTAACTTCGTTTATGCTGGTTGTGTCGTTCGGATCATCAAAATACCCATGCGCCCAAAACTCCTCTTCAGTTTTCATTATTGGGAGACAATAATCTTTGCAAAGCGGGTGCCAGCCGACCCATTTAAAATTCTTGGGGTATTTCCCCGCCAACAGGTCGCAAATGTCCTTCTTCTTGTGCATCCCGCTTGGTTTGATTTCATAACCTACAACGAAATCCATCTGCTCCCATCTCATTTGCTCCGCCCTCCTGTATGCGATATTGATTTCGGACGCTGCGAGCCGTGCGCTCCTAAATTCACAGTCGTGTATGTCGGATGCTTTGCCGTATTTCTCTTTATAGTCCTTTTGGAACGTGGGGAAATCATTCAGATACTTACTAACCCGCTTACTAAGAGTTATTGCGCTGTAGCCCTTCTGAATAGCTGTAGATATTGTTTCCTCCAACTCTTCTTTCAGTTCCCGCGACTGGTTCCATAACTTTTGGGAAAGGTTCATCCCTTCGTCTTTTCGTTGTTGGAAAGCCTTCAGGGCGTCCGAATTGGTCTGATAGTATATTTTATACTTCTCCCTGTCTATTTGTCCCGTGTAGGAGCTGATAACCTTATCTGCGAGCAAATCTTGTATTTCATTACTCCGTTTCCATTCGTTGGACGTCCCTTGATAGATGATAACCTGCATATCTTCCACGAAGTTACGCAAAAGTTTGTCTATCCCCGCTTTCGTCTGGGGATAGTCCTTGAACCGGAAAACCTTCTTTCCTTCCGGATCGTAACCGGTACGAAGTACGAGTTTTGACGTTTCGAGTGCCAAATCTTCGTATATCTGTTGCACCAGAAGTATATACTTTTGCAAACGTCGGTTTAACTCCTGATACTGTTGTTTCTGATTAGGTGTTTTTGGTTTTGCCATGTTATCTACGTGTTAATGCTGCCGTATTGGTTTTAACTACCGCTATATCAGCCCTGATTTCTTGTAATGCTTTGGTATATCTGGCGATGTCCTCTAAATATCCGTTTGTTAATACCTGTTGATACAACATGTCGTTTAACGTGGCGTTTCCCACCTCGTTCACGTTTAACAACGCATTTGTTATCTGATTGAGTAGAATAAGTTGATTCTTGCTTTCTTCCCCGGATATTTGTAAAGCGGTGAAACGTCCGTTGAGTTCGTCGGCTGAATCCTGGGACATTGTGGCAAAGCCTTTGCTTGAAGCTTCCTGGGATGAAGAGGAAGAACTGCCAATAATAGAATCAATATATTTTGCTTCTTCTGTAGCGGCTCTTATAATATCATTCCAATCCTCTCTAAGGTCGCTTATCTCTTCTGCTGTTAAATCAAGTTTCCCGTTTTCATCACTATCAGCCAAAAGGGTATATTTTTTATAAAACTCTTGTGCTTTGCCTCTTAACTGGTCTATAACAAACGATTGCAACAAAGCATTACGCATTATCTCTTCAAAATCTTCTCCAAAGTCGGCAATGCCCCTTTTGCCACTTTTCAAACCTTCTAAAATAGCTTCCTCTATGCTTTGTGAGGTAGTTTGAAATAAATCCTCGTTTAAAGTCTCTTCTAGCTCCTTAGTCTGGTCGTTGAACTCTACAAATTTATCAATAGCTTGTTGCATCCATTCCGGTAACTTAGACCAGATGTCGGCATTGCTTTTCATTGCCCAAATCGCTTCCTCTGATATGAGTTTGTTTTGCAGATCATATCCTCCATTAGCTTGTATGAAATCAAATATTTCTTTAGCTTGCGGACCTCCGAAGGCATATTCAGTCATTTTGCCAGCAAACTTACCACTTTTAAAAAGTTGAGCAAGACCAAAAGTTGTAGGATCTACATCACCAACAGGCATAGACTTAACTATGTCTTTGTATGCCTTTTCTCTGGCTTTTTCAAGAGTTGTTAATGATTGGGTAGCTGTTGCAAAATAATCATTTCCTGCGGCTTCTTTGAGCAATTCCAGATAACGTTCTACTTGATAATTGATAGAATCCCAATACCCTTCTTGTCTACGTTGATATTCAATATTTCTTTCTTGTTCTGCTTTTGTTGAATCAAAAGCATTCATTACAGTACCTACCAATGTAGTTATAATTCCAATAATCCCACTAATACCTTTTACTGTGTCACCGGCGGACTTTTCACCAGTTTTGCCGAATACTTCAAATGCTGTGATGCCGTCATTTATAACATCTACTGCTTTTTGGATGCCTTCTCCCAGTTCATCAGAAAAAGTAGTTCCAAGAGAAGATAGAGAAGCCCCTAATGTTGAAATATTACTCTTTATAGATTCGCTAGCCTGTTCTACATTACTCCATGAAGTGGAAGCTCCCTGTTTATCCCCTTTCTTTATTGCTTTCTGATACTTTTCATATTCTTCTTTCAATGTCTTGAAAGGGTTACGGGCTATAAGATTTTGACGGGCGTTGTTTATGGTGTCCATCATGGCTTTCATATCTGTAGCCGACAAGTTTGTAGTTTTGACAAGTTGTTCAGCATCAGATAATAGTTTTTCAAGTGTATCTGTAGACAATGCGTTTATATCTCCCATTAACATTTTCCAAATGCCGGAATCTTCGATTTCGCTTTTTGAGATAGAAGTAATTGCTCGTTTTTTTTGTTTATTCAGCTCTTTTAAAGCATTTGCATATTGTTCTTTTTCAGAATCATTTTGAGCCTTAGACATACCTTCTTTAAGCTTCTTTTCATCATTGAGGAATTGTTTTTCGATGGCTATACGTTGTGCGGTATAGTCTTGATATTTAGAAAGGACTTCTTTATAATATTTAGCTACATCATTAGCTTGTCCTTTTAAGGTGTCTTGGTTGATTGAATCAAGTGCGGAAGTATCTACCGAAACACTGGTAGGATCAAACGTTTTCTTTTTATATCCTTTGGTCTTTTTGGCTTTGAGTTCCTCTTGCTCATCAAAGACTTTTTTCTGATACTCGATTTCCGTGCGTATGTAGTCTTCTCTTTGGCGTTTCAAATCTTGGATTTCCTTCTTGTTATCTAAGGCTCTTTGCGCCCGTATTTTGGCTTCTCCTTCCTCCATCGCATTAATACGAGCTTGGAAAGCCTGATTTTCCAAATCTTCTTCTTTACGTCTTCTCTCAATGGCTTGTTTATCCAAAAGCTCGGCTATTTTATTTTGCTGGTCTATGATGGAATTGTAATTTTTATCTGTGTCATTATCAAAATCTTTGGTTAATGCGGAAACATCTATACTTTTACTTATTCCTCCCAATATCTTATCATAGTTTTTTACTTCATCTACAAGCTCCCTCCATATAGCTAACTCCTTTTGCGCGTTTTCTTCAGCCTTTTCTAAATCAGATTGCCGTTTTGATAAAAATAGTTTTTCTTGTGCACTGCCTTCCGTTATTCCTCTTTCTCGTGCCTTCTGTTTGGCATTTTCTAATGCAATAGAAGCTTTGTCTAGTTCTTGCTGGGCTTTTAAGTATGTGTTATATTGTACTCTTCTTTTTGTTAAAGCATCTTCTCTTTTATTTGCGACATCGTCCATTCTACTAAGTTGTGCTCTCGCTATGGAGTTTGCAATAAGTTCATCTCTTAGTTGGGCGTAAATACTTTTAGCTTTTCCTGCCAATATAGCTTCATTGGTTAAATTGTTGAAATAAGACGGGTACATTTTCTGTATTTCATCTACGGCTGCATTTCGTTCTTTAAGAGATCGGGTTTGATCTTGTGTTGCTTTGTATAATACATCTAATTTATTTACGGCGGAAATAGCTTCTTTTGTTCCTTGTTTTATACCTACTGCCAGTTCTTGTGAGACGGAGAGGAAATTTTTCATTTCTTTTTTACCTGAAATAAGTTTTCCGACCCATTCAATAATATCATCACCAAAAGCAACAAACAACGTAGTAACTACCGCCAAAATCGGTCCGCTACCTTTCAGAGATGAAAGCAACTGTTTCCAAACAGGCGTAGCAGTCTTCCCGGCTGCTGTCATTTCCTGATACTCTTTTCTTGCAGCTGCCAACGCATCCTGAAACGGTCCCAGATTGTTAGAGATAGCCAGAAAGAACATTTGCGGACCCATTGCCAAAGATGGCAATTCACGTGCGATCTGTGTGATACTCATTCCTAGGCTGTCAAACTTGGTCTTTGCCCCGGATGCGTACTTGTCCATCGACAAAGAAGCGTTATTCAACTGCGTTTGGGTTTCCTGTAGGTTCTTCAACAGTGCCGCGCCTTCGGTCCCTTCCCGTTGGGCTTTGGAAAGGTTCATGTAGTCAGTAGTCAGCATCAGCACCTTTGCATGAAGCCCGGCGATAGAATCCGCTGCAATCTTGGTTGTAGTCGTCTCTGCTTCGAGTGCCGCCCGGTTTTCATTAATGCCTTTCGCCAGTTCCTCATGTAGAACGGTTAGCCGGGCTTGTGACTGAATATATGCGTTCAAATCAATATCCCCATCTTCATACAGGGAATTTAATCCCGCCTGCATCTTTTCTACCTGCTGAAGGCTTAATATATTCTCTTGTATCTCTTTCACGTATTTTTGAGCGTCTTTTGACATGTTGTCGAACGCTTCCCGGCTCTGTTGGTCTAACCGTTTGAAGTTCTCACCCAGCAAAGAAAAATCAATCCCTGCGCTAAGGTCTATCTTTGTGTTTTTTCTGTTGTAGACCTTCTTTAGTTCGGTCTGTATCTGGTTTATCTTTTTCAATACGTCCTGATTATCTCCTGTGAAAGTAAATTTTAATCCTGCCATAATAGTATAATTTAAAGATTGATATAATGATTTAATCCCAGTGCATAGCTTTTATCTTTTCCATGTTTGCCGGGTCGTCTGCGTTTATAACTGTTCCGCCCTGTTTTAGATGCGCTTTCTTTCGCTCTTCATCTGTCAGGTAGACACTATCCGGGCGGTCGTTGAACAGCATCAGCAAATTATTATAGCTGATTTCCCACATGACATAATCAAACGACCATCCGTAATGCTCGCACGCAAAATCTATCAGTGTGCCCCAGATGGAATGCCCGCCAAACGCAACGGTGTTATTACTACTTTTTACCTGGGCTATCTTCCGCCGGTTCTCGTTGTCCCGGTCTATACCGAAATGTTTGATAAGATCGGAAACGGTGGTGTCTGAAATGATGGTTAACAATAATGTTGCTAGTTCGTCGGGTTCCAGTTTGGAAAGAACGGAAATACGTTTTTTTATACAGGCTTCGTCCTGTATGTCTTCTTTCCATCGTAGGGTACTATATGCAAGAATACGCAAAACGATTTCCTTGCTTTCATTGCATACCTGCAAAGCTTCTTCCATCGGATCGACTTTTGAACGTTCGGGATTAATGGATAACTTTCTCTTCAAACGATCAATAAGCAACGTCTTCCCCAGAGTAGGAGGGTAGATGCTGTATTTTTTATTGTTTACCTCAAATCTTACTGGTGCATCTGTCAACACGTCCAGTATCAGGGATTCTGTGTTTAAATAATTATTCATTTGCTATGAGTTTATAGAAAATCCTGTAATAATTCCGCATCATCCTTGTATGTGAATGAATACGGGTAAAATGTCTCTGAAAGCGCGTCCATGTAGTCGGGCGAACGCTTGATGCGCTTCTTTATCTCTTCCTTTGGCTCTATGAGTATCTTCCCGTCGCTCCTAAACTTCCACTTTGTTTCGGTTGCTTCTTCTGTGAACTGGTCGCACGGCGGCAACATCGGAAAGAAGTTGTTTTTCGGGTCCAGCCAGTCACGCAAAGCCCAATACAGATACGCGCGCATGTTGGCGAAACTGTATTCACCCGTTATATCATGCAGTCCTTTCGCTCCTTGTGAGTTCTTAACGGAAAATACGCCTCTTATCCCTTGCTCCACAAGACGGGAATACACGCCCGCACCTTCTCCGATAGTGTCGATAAAGATAATATCCCTATCTGTCCTTTTGTATGAAAGTGCTTTGCCTACAACGTGCATGTGACTTGCTTTGCCTGCCGACTGGAACACGTCGAACTGTGAAACATAGTTCCCATATCGGGGACAAAATACGCTGCTGTCCCGTCCCATGCCGGCAACATCAACACCCAGTTTGCAAGATTTACGCGGTCTATACGGGTGGTTCTCCTGCCAACGTTTATTGGCAATCTCGATCCATTCGTAGGGGATGAGTACATCTTCCGCAACTTTGGGGAACATTCCGCGTACTTTGACGCGAAACAGATCGTTAGGTCGGTACAAGTTGTTCTCAAAGAGAAAATCCCCCTCGCCTTCGTTATATTCTTCTTTCGTGATAGGGTTACACCAGTGTTTAACTTTGTCCTCTACCCATTCGTAGTTAACTTGCCCCGGGATAATCTCCCTTTTTGCCGTTACGTTGGTTGCATTCAGGGAATCAAGACGGAACTTTGCGAAACGATTCGATTTCATGGCGTTTGCTGCATAACCTGTAGTGATGTTGGGGTTGAATACAAGCAAAAGACGTGAATTTCCCTGTAGGTTTCCTTCTATCGCACTAAATATCGTTTCAGATACGCCGGAAGCTTCAGTAATGATAAACATGACGTTTGCCGCATGGAATCCCGACCAAACTTCTTGGTTTTTGTTGTCTGCCTTGAATCCGGTTAGAAAATATTCCTCGTAGTCCGTGCGAATGTCATTTGCAACCAGTCGCCCCGGCAATATACCGGCGTTACGGAACAGTCTTCTAACTTCCGGGGTCATGATGTTTTCTACCTGTCTTTGACTAGGGGCGGATAGGGCTATCTTTGTATTGCGGATTAAATTGCCGTCATCGTCCCATTCGGGCGTAAGGTACATAAAGCATAAGGCGGCACAAGCTGCCACAAAATCTTTGCCTCTTGAAGTACCGGACGCTACGGCGGTCATAGGATTCTTTTGCACCGAACGCAACACGGCTTTCTGTTCTTCGTCCAGATTAGCCCGTAGAACGTCAGATGCAAAAGCGCACCAATCATTACGCCATTTTGCCAGATATTTTAATGCTATATCGTCCATCAGTCACAAACTACCGGAAAATCATCATCTTCTTCTTCAATTTGTTGGTGTGGTGGTTCTTCTTCCGCACATACGAGTGCAAAGCCGTTGGCATCAAACTTTATAGGCTTGTTAAAGAACTCACATTTGTTATCTCTTATTGCTACCATAACGTCCCACTTTGATAGACATTCGGGGATGATGAAAGAGCGATGAGCCTTGCATCTCCAAACCCAGCCCAAAGACTCATCAAAGACTTTCCGTTTATGGATGCACATATCACATATTACCATATACAAGGATTTGAAACGGCGTCCCCGCCTGCGATCGTATGAAGGTATTTTTATTTATGCAGGCAGAAACAACCGTTGATTTTACCAACCTTTCTTTGCTATGCGGGTTATATCTTCGTCCGGTTCTTCTATACCGAGAACGGATCGCACTTCCTTTTCATCAATTTGACGGCGTTTCTTTTCTTCTTCGGTCATGTATGTTTCGCCTCGTGCAATGGCAATAACTTCATCGTCCGGCAACGCTTCCGCCTGTTCCAACTCCGCTTTCAAAGCTTTAATGCTCTGATTATATTTTAGCGCATAATCGAACGCGCTTTGCCCGTTAGGTAATTTATCACCTTTGGTTCTTTGATGAAGGTAGAGCGCATCCAAACACTCCTGTTTCTTCTTCAATTCCGCTTTAATCTCTTCTACTGTTCTTCCCATGATTGTTATATAATTAATCGTTAGTACTCTTGTTCTCCGTCCGCCGTTTAATCAGCTCGGCAAACCAAGTGTTTTGCGCTTGGTTCTGCTCCTTCTTCAACGCCGGTATATCGTCCGTATTGATGACACCCTTTTGCAGCCATTTAAGAAGAATAATCTTTATTTCACGGTTTATCGGTATTCTCATTCTTCTTCGTCTTTAGTGATACGGTTTATCAGTTCGTCCAGTTGTTCATCTGTGAGCTGTGAAAAGTCTATTTGTGTAGATACGGAAGATTTACGCGGTAAAACATAATTAAGTAGTTTCTCAAAAATCTTCAAACGCTCTTTAGGTTCCAATGACTTCATATCTTTCTGAATCTGTTTCAGGTTGGAACTAATCAGCTTTTGAACCCAGTTTTGAATCTCTGCTGTAGATTTGTTTCTGGAACCTAGCGGGCGACCTTTTGGGTTATTACTCTTTCCGTTTACGCTTCCCATTTAGTAAATATTAGTTGTTTTCTAAATGTTTACATTATTCATAACGGAAGATTTTCTTTAAATCTACCCATACTTTCCAGATGTTTTCACGGTTTACTACCAGTTTCTCCGATTCAAGACGCTTTGAAATGCCTTTTGCATCTATGTTGAACTCGTAATAACTACTAGGAGACGACAATATTTTGCGGCATGTCATGTAGAACTCTTCCGCCTCTTCGTATGAAAGCACATATACGCCTTGTTCGTGATGTAGGAACACGTTTTGCGTCTTTGGCATGTTCTCAACTCGGAACGTAACCTTTCTCTCTTTTCTTGTTTCTTTCTTCATAAATCACATAATTAATTGGATTTTATTAATATCGTTTTCTATTTGGTCTTTCAAAGCTTTTTCCATGTACCTCCATTCTTCTATAGCGAAAAGATGAGCACCTGCAAGAACATTTTTATTATCTAGTGCTTCTACCTTTTCCGCATAGTTCATTCCTGCAACTAGAACAAGGGCAAAGCCATTTTCATTTGATATTTGAGTAACAACTTCCTTTAAAAACTTTTCCCCCTCCGCCTTTCCTTGTGCTCCGTTGCCTTCCGGGGCTGTTGTTGACTTGAAACCGCCTTGTTTTACAGGTTCTCCGTTATACAAGACCATATAACCAACAGAGCTACGCAGGTTTCCTGTATGGTCTTTCCAGCTTTCTTCAGGGGTACGGTCACGTACATACGTAACACATTCTTCACCAAGCTTGGAAAGGGCGCGGATCGTATTACGTTCGATTATTTCTTTGCATTTGCTGACATATATAGCCGGATCAAAGCTTTTCATTTGCATCCTGTTTTTGTTTCTTCGCCAGCCTGTCGGCTGCTTCTTTGATTTTTCCGGAGAATGTACGGGCGAACGTGATACTTAAATCCCGGTAGGTGTTTCCGATATACAGGCGGATTTTATCACCGTTTTCACACAAACGGAGATTGCCGGGAGGAGGGGTATACGGTTTCTTTTCCATGATGTTTTGTTTATAGAAGACGCTGGGACCGTTTTTTCTTAACGACAAAGCCACTTTTTCCGCGTGGATGATACTTTGTATATCCAGTTGGAGAAAGTGGCTTAAATCGCCTTAGAAAGACTTATGATCGGGAAACGAAAAAAAAGAGACCTATTTCTGTTCATAACTTTACGGTTCCGTGCATCTTCACACGGTTAATAAACAAAAGGGCGATTAACCTTTGCTCACATAAATGCGGGGACTAGCATAAGTTAAAACACCCTCAAAATTATATCTTTACGAGAATGTCCCTATTCTCTTCATTTTCTGAATGCAAATATAGCAATTATTTTTGAAAGTGATATAAAGTCAATCACTTTTTTATCTGGGAATTTTAGTAGGGGGCTTCTTCTTCCGCATTCTCCACCGTCGGTAATTCGTCGATGTCGTAGAAGTGTGTAGTAGGGGCGTTGAACTTTACAATGAACTTTGACTCGCCGATATTACGCCCTTTGGATATATCTATCATTGCCGTACCCTTCGGGTCTACATGTGTGAATGGTTCCGGGTAGTTCCTGCCTTTCTTTTCCGGACGGTAGAGTAGGAGAACAATATCTGCCGCTTCTGCAATCTGTCCGCTACCTCTTAACCGGTTTTCGGTCGGGACGGGGTTGTCTTTGTCTCTGCTCAACTGTGACAAAGCAATAATCCAGATATCAAGCTCTTTTGCTAGGTCCTTCAAACGTCGTGCCACATCCGCCAACTGTTGTTCCGGGCTGTTCCCTTTCATGTGCACGTTGAGTATTTGCAGATAATCCACCGCTGCGCCCTCTATGTTGTACATACGTTTCATGTACCGAATAGATGAAATAATTGTGTCAATATTGGACGTACTGGTATCGTCAAAGTATATCGGCAAATTCAGGATTCGACCTATTGCCCCATCAAAAAGCGGGATTTGGTGATCCTGTAGTTTGGAGTATAAAATCTGGTTGGTAGGTATGCCGCTTTCGATTGACGCCAAACGAGCTGATATTTCCTCTTTTTTCATCTCCATTGAATAAATTATACTACCTGCACCCGAAAGTGCCGCATTTCGCAAAAAACAAAGCAATAGAGCCGTTTTACCCATGCCCTGTTCTGCTGCAATTATGAGAAGATGCGATTTTTGCAGACCGCCCGCCCTTGAATCGAACTTGGAAAACCCGGTAGGGGTACCGGTCAGGCTTGATTCACCGGCAAGATTGCGGTTTACTATCTGGTGAACGTTTACCAGTCCGTCGTGTAATGTCGAGATGCCGTCGGAAGCTCTTCGGTAAATACCGGCTAGGTCTTTGCCGGCTTTTGCCTGTACGTGTTCCGCATCCTCTTCCTCGGTGGCGGAATGCTTCAACAGGTACAAGCCTATTTCACGATACTTCCGGCGCACGCTCAAATCAAATAGGCGGTTTGCGTACTGTTCCAAATCAAGCGTCATGCCGTTAAGCCTTCCCAACAAATCCCCTAGTTGGAATTTCACGTTTTTCTTTTCAAGTTCGCCCTTTATCCTGATTGGTTCGGGGTGTCCGCCCTGGGACATGATTTCTTTGATGCACTGGAAAATATTGCGGTTAAGGTCGTCATAGAAGCAATCTTCCGACAAGCTTTCCGGAATCTCCTTGTAGTTGCCGGGGATGGTTAATGCACCCAATACGGCTTTCTCACACTCAAGATCGTGGAGCGGGGGGATATTGTCTATTAAAATTCTTTCAGTTTTTGCCATAGCCTTAAATTCTTTCTCCGAATTTCAGTTTTAATTCGTCCAATGTGCTTCGATATACGGAAGTTCTCTTTTTAGGGAAGTCCTTCCAGTTGTTCAAACTTTCAAGCGCATCGCAAAGCTCTTTCTTGCTGTATCTTTTCATTAGCTTGTTGTACTCCTTCTCGTTCATCTGGGATCTTACTCTCAGGACAAAAGGGCAATTCTCTTTTAGCCACTTCTGGAAATTCAAAAATTCCTCGGAGGCGAGATTGAAAGAAAGTTGCTTTCTTTCATCTTTCTCCCTAAGAGAAAGATTTTCTTTTTCAGAGTTATCTGCGTTAGTAGATAACTCTTCATTATCATTATCATTATCAGGTAATCTTCGGTTATCTTCGGTTATCCCTCGGTTATCTTCGGTTATCTTTTCATTACCGGACATAACCGGGCGGTTATCTTCGGTTATCCCTCGGTTATCCTTTTTGTAATACGGATTAGATTGCCCTTTCTTGAAATTAGGATTTCCGCCTTTACGTCCGTTTGCCTGGTTTTGTAAACAAGTTTGTTCATACGCGCCTTCATTCTCTTTGAAATATTTTTCAATACGAGAAAATACAATGTTCACTACTTGGTCCTTCTTTGCTTCTTCCAACATTTCGTTATCCTCAAACTGATATGCAACGATAGCGTTAAGTAATCCGGCTTTTTGCTTATCGTCCATCATGTAGACGGGTTCCAGAGAATCAAGATACATCAAAAAAGCCTTCTTTTTATTTGTTCTCATCTTTGCGTCCCTCCTTTAATAGTCTGATTAATAACTCTCTGTATTCCGGTAAGAAGCTTTTCATTTTATCTAATGCTACTTTTTTCTTCCCTCTGAAATTGGGGAGTTTGTCAGTAAGTCCAAAAGAATAGTTTGTAGCTGCTATACATACTTCGCGGATATGCTTTATATTGTCCATCTCGTCCAGAATATCATCAAATTTCTTTGATAGATAATCTATTCTATCATGTTCTTCTTTTGTCATATCATTTTATTTAGGGAGTTTCCTACGTCTCATTGCATCCGGGCAAATCTCAAAGAATAACTCCAAAAGATTTTCCGGTGCATCCTCGTACACAATCCGCCCACGTTGATAGTCGATAACCATATACAGAAGTAGAAGCCGTTCGCGGTTGTTTAAAACGTTGGCTTTCAGCTTCAGTTCTTTTAATGATTGCTCGTCCATGATTACATACTGGATATTACGTGATTACTTGCAAGGGCTTCAAGTGCGGAAAAGCTCGGTACCGTATTCCGGTTCAAATACTCGTCTAAATCCTTCTTTTTGAAGTAGATTTGCTTTGATGGCTTACTGTAGGTTATTTCACGGTCTTTGCATAACTTGTACAAGGCAGGAGCTTTTAATCCTACGTACTTGGCGGCTTCCTGTAGTGTGAAGGTGTCCCGCCTTCTTGCTTGTCCAAGTTCGATTGTTTCCAAACGGTCTAAGATTTCCTTTAATAGGTCTTTTTCTTCTTTTTTATTATTTTCTTCCATAGCGTTAATATTATATGTGACAAAGATATAAAAAAGTGACGTAAACTCAATCACTTTTAAAATATTATTTTTCATTCTTTTTCTAAGAAGTCAGGCAATAAATCTATAGCTTTGTTCTTGCTTTCGTCTACGATTTTGGCGTACACCTGGGTAGTCTGTATGTTGGTATGTCCCAGTAGCTTTGAAACTACGTACAAATCGGCTCCGCTGTTTATTGCGAGTGTTGCGAATGAATGGCGGCTAACGTGGAAAGCGATAGGCTACGCAAGGAAAAGCAAACAGAAGAAGATTAAACGTAAACCGTTTGAAATGAGCATGGTTTCAGTATTTTGCCAAATTGAGAAAATGCAAATGACAACGTAATATTGAGGTTGTTCAGTTACCAGACCGTTAGCCGGGCAGTTACCGGAACGAGAACAGGTAACGGAAAACAATGAAAAGAAATCCTCACCGTTTTCTTTGCACTCGTACTCAGCATTTTGCTTATTAAGGAACGCTTATATGGCAAGTAACTTTGCACCTAAAAATATAAGCGTATGAAAGTAGAAAAATTCAAGGTGCTGCTCTACCTCAAAAAGAGCGGACTGGGCAAGTCGGGCAAAGCCCCGATAATGGGAAGAATTACAGTGAACTGCACGATGGCGCAGTTCGGATGCAAGTTGTCCTGCACTCCCGAATTGTGGAATCCCCGTGAAAGCCGTCTGAACGGAAAAAGCCGCGAGGCAGTGGAGACTAATGCCAAGATTGACAAGTTGCTACTGGCGGTAAACATTGCATTCGACAATCTTGTGGAACGCAAAATTGATTTCGATGCCACCGATGTGAAAGATCTTTTTCAAGGCAGCATGGAAACGCAGATGACCCTTATGAAAATGACCGATGTTGTCTGTGATGACATCAAGGCACGTATCGGTATTGATCGTGCCAAAAGTACTTATCCCGGCTATCACTATATGCGGCTGGCACTCGGAGAGTTCATCAAGCATCAGTACAAGGTCAAGGATTTGGCTTTCGGGCAACTGACGGAACAGTTCATCCACGACTATCAGACATTTGTCACGGAAGATAAAGGACAGGCAATTGATACTGCCAGACATTATCTTGCCATACTTAAGAAGATTTGCCGTCTTGCTTATAAAGAGGGACATGCCGATAAAATCCACTTCCAACATTTCACCCTGCCGAAGAAAAAGGAAACGACTCCACGGGCATTGAGCCGTGAATCGTTCGAGAAAATCCGTGACGTGGAAATACCTGCATACCGCAAATCCCATATGCTGGCAAGGGATATGTTTCTCTTCGGATGTTACACAGGTGTATCTTATGCGGATGTCGTTTCGATTACCCATGCTAATTTGCAGACAGACGGGGACGGGGCATTATGGTTGAAATACCGCAGAAAGAAAAACGAACTCCGTGCCAGTGTAAAACTATTGCCCGAAGCAATTGCGCTTATCAATAAGTATAGCAGTGAGGACAGAGAAACCTTGTTTCCTTTACTTCGCTGGCCCAATCTTAGAAGGCACATGAAAGCGTTGGCGGCACTGGCAGGCATCAAGGATGACCTGTGCTACCATCAGGCGCGCCATAGTTTCGCCTCGCTGATTACGCTTGAAGCTGGTGTGCCGATTGAGACCATCAGTAGGATGTTGGGGCATTCCGATATTTCCACCACTCAGGTGTACGCCCGTGTCAGTCCGAAAAAACTCTTTGAGGACATGGACAGGTTCATCAAAGCTACCGAGGATTTCAAACTTACCCTTTAATACAGCAAACGATATGCGAAGTACATTTTCACTGTTACCCTATATCAACCGCAGCAAGGTAAAGGCTGACGGTACGACCGCCGTTCTCTGCCGCATAACCATTGACGGGAAACAGACGGTCATAAGCACAAGTATCTATTGCCGTCCCGAAGATTGGAATGGCAAGAAGAACGAGATAAAGTCCACAAGGGAAAACAACCGCTTGCAGGAATATCTCCGGATCATTTCAGAAGCATACGAGGAAATACTGAAATCGCAAGGTGTAGTCAGTGCAGAGATGTTGAAGAGCCACATCACCCAAAACAACATTCATCCGACTACCCTCCTGCAAATGGGAGAATGGGAACGGGAGCGGTTAAAGAAACACTCCGAGAAAATAGATTCAACCTCCTCCTATCGAAGTTCAATGTATTACCAGAAGTACCTGACAGACTATATTGTGTCATCGGGTAAAAAGGACATCGATTTTGAAGAAGTTACAGAGGACTTCGGCAAATCTTATAAGGCATATCTGAAAAGATGCAAGAACTTCGGGGCATCTCAGACCAACCATTGTCTGCGATGGTTGAACCGCCTGTTGTATCTGGCAGTCGATAAGGAGATAATCCGAGTGAATCCCTGTGAGGAGTTGGAATATGAAACCAAACCGGAGGCAAAGCACAGATACATCAGCCGCGATGAGTTCAAGAAGATACTTTCCACCCCGATGTATGACAACAGGCTGGAGTTGGCGAGACGGGCTTTCATATTCTCCTGTCTGACGGGATTGGCGTATGTGGATATGCAGTTGTTGCATCCCCACCACATCGGGATGAATGCGGAGGGCAGACGGTATATCCGTATCAACCGCAAGAAGACAAAGGTGGAAGCGTTCATACCCCTGCATCCCATAGCGGAACAGATATTGTCGCTGTACAACACGGCCGATGACGAACAGCCCGTATTTCCGCTTCCTAACCGTGATGCCTTGTGGTTTGAAATTCATGAGTTAGGGGTAATCATTGGCAAAGCGGATAACTTGTCCTATCACCTTGCCCGACATAGTTTCGGAACTTTCCTTATTTCAGCGGATATACCGATAGAGAGTATCGCTAAGATGATGGGGCACTCCAATATTCGGACGACACAGGGATATGCACGTATAACCGATGACAAAATCTCAAAGGATATGGACAAACTGATAGAACGCCGGAAGAAACAATCTACCGGCGAAAAGACAAACAAAAGTAACTAAACAATGTCAATACAATATATTATGGATAGAGGTATAATCAAAATCAGTGAAGTGGGTATGGTCACTATTCCGACCGCACCCGTATGGACGACACAATTCGAAATCGCCGACTTGTTTGGAGTATTCTCTTGTGACATCCGTAAAGCGATTCATGCTATATATAGGAATAAGGAGTTAAACGAATGTGATACGATGAAATATATCAAGCAACCGGATGACATCAGTTATGACGTTTATAACCTTGAAATGGTTATAGCCATTGCATTCAGGATATGCAGTAAAGAAAGTATCTTGTTCAGACGGTTTGTGATAAATGAAATCTACGCCACCAAGAAAGAGACCTCAATAACATTGTTTGTA